GTTTGTGAGCGCCTTATACGCGCCGTCCGTTCCGGCCAGCGGTGGCCGGGTGTGCCTCCGGCGGCGCGCAAAGGACATTTCTGGTTCAGCCGTGTCGCCAAGGTCGAACAGGTCGTCCCACAGATGACCTATGGGGTGGAGGTGGCTGACGACCACAGCCACGTCACGGGCGGGATCGTCACGCACAACACTGGTCGCCCCTCCACGCGCAACCACAACTTCCTGAACATCTCGAAGGACTTTGACGACAAGGGCGACGGGTACGAGCATCCGGCGTTCCTGGAGGGTCTGCCACCGCTGCCGCTGGTACGCCGCTACATCGTGGCCGACGAGGGCTGTGTCATCAACGGGCGCGATTTCTCGGGCCAGGAGATGCGCGTTTTCGGTCACTATGAGAACGGCGAACTCCAGGCCCGGTACATAGCCGACCCCAATCTTGACGTTCACGCCTTCGTGGGCGAGAACATCGCGCAGATGACTGGGCAAGACCTCGGGCGCGGCAAGGTCAAGGTGCTGAACTTCCAGGCCCTGTACGGCGGCGGTGTACCGGCGGCCCAAGCCAAGCTGCGCTGCACCTACGACGAGGCGAAGCGGTACAAGACGTTCCACGACGCGGCCTTGCCGGGACGGAAGGTGCTGGCCGATCAGTTGTCGTTCATTGTCCGCACCGGCGGCGCGATCCGCACCTATGGCGGGCGCCTCTATGTCCGGCCGCCAGCGAAGAAGCAGAAGGACGGTCGGATGGGGGATGCTGATTACATCCTTATCAACTACCTGATCCAGGGCTCCAGCGCCGACGTGACCAAGCGCGCCCTGCTGACCATGCTGGAGGACCCCGAGTTCGCCAGCCGGTGGATGCTGAACGTGTATGACGAACTGGTCATTTCCAGCCCCGCCGAGATTGCTGACCAGCAGTCGCTGGTGATGAAGCGCGCCATGGAGGGCGTGCCCCTGCGCGTCAAACTGCTGACCGACGCGGAGCAGGGGCACGACTGGGGCGACATGATTGAAAGGGCGGACCTGTGAAGTATTCCTCGAACCATCGTCTGAACGACCGGCAGCTACGCCTGATCCTGTCCACGCCGGGGCCGTCCCAGGGCGTGGCCGATCTGGCAGGCGTCACAAGCCCGGCGGTCTGCTACATCCGGCGCTTAGCGACCAAGGCCGCCCGGCGCGTCTACGACGAAATGGTGGCCGAGGGCCTGCACCCCCACGTCGTCACGACGCCCAAGGCGGCGCGCAACCGCTTCACGCCTGCCGACATCGAATCCATCCGGGCGTCCTCGGTCCCGTCCACCCACCTTGCTGCGTCGCTGGGCTGTTCCGCGTCGCTTATCCGAATGATCCGAACAGGGAAATCCTACCGATGACATACAACATCACGTTCTCATATTCCGCCTGGTCGATGTGGGAAAAGTGCCCCGCCCAGTACAAGTACGCAAAGATCGACAAGCTGCCAGTGCCTGAGAACCCCACGTTCGTCAAAGGGCGGCGCGTTCACAAGGTGATGGAGCAGTACGTCAAAGGCGAACTGGAGGCGCGCCCGCAGGAGGCGCACCTGTTCACCGCCCTGGCCGACGGTCTGCGCGACGTGCCCGCTGGTCTCAAGATCGTGGAGGAGCAGATGGCGTTCGACCGCGACCAGCGCCCGGTCGGGTGGTTCGGCAAGACCGCCTTTTACCGCTATGTCTGGGACGTGGCCGTGCTGGACGATCCAGCGCGCCCGGTCCACATCGAAATGGCCGACTGGAAAACCGGCAAGATGTACGGTTCTTACGACGCCCAGATGCAGATATTCTCGATTCCCGCCTTCCTGCGGTTCCCGTCGCTGGAGTCCTTCGCGGGGAACCTGATCTATCTGGAGAGCGGCGACAGCGTGAGGACGGTCTACACGCGGCCGCAGTTTGAGAACGGGTTGAACGATTTGTGGCGGTCCAATGCCGCGATGATGGCCGCTGATCGGTCGTTCACGCCGAAGCCATCGCGGGATGCCTGCCGGTTCTGCGACTTCCACGCCAAGAAGGGCGGCCCCTGCCAGGATGGTGTGTGATGTGGGTGAAGTGCAAATGTTGTCACCGCTGGACAGCGGCGGTTCTGGAGCCCGATTTCTGCGAATGGTGCGGGAGCGTGGTGGTATGACCCCCGAAGGCCGGATTATCAGCCACGTCAAGACGGTGGCGAAAGAGCAGGGCTTGCGGTTCGTCCGTGTGTCCTTCCGCCCCGGGGTGGAGGTCGGCTGGCCCGACAGCATCATCATGGGGCCGAACCGGGGGCTGTTGTGGGTCGAGACCAAGGCCCTGGGCAGACCTTTGCGCCCGATACAGGCGAATCGGAAAGAGGAGATAGAGGCCATGGGCCACGAGTACGCCAAGATCGACAACCGGAACGACGTGAGTGCGGTGCTGGTCGCCTTCGCGGCCCGCTGTGCGGCGAGGGGCGCGTGATGCCCGACGGGTCTAACATGGCTCCCCCTCCGGTCTACTGGCTCCTGCAAGGGGACTGCATCGAGCAGATGCGCGCGCTCGGCGATCAGTCGATTCACTGTGTCGTCACGTCGCCGCCCTATTTCGGCCTGCGCGACTACGACATGGAAGGGCAGATCGGGCTGGAGGATACGCCGGACGCCTATGTGGCCCGGCTGGTCGGCGTGTTCCGCGAGGTGCGGCGGGTGCTGCGCGATGACGGCACCCTCTGGCTGAACCTCGGAGATAGTTACGCCAGTACGGGCGGTCACACAGCACAGGGCGCCGGTTCCCAGCGAGTCGGTCGATCCAATGCCGGCGTTCAGAACGACGGGAAAGGATTTTCAGGGGGTGGCGGTATCAAGGCGAAAGACCTGATGGGCATCCCTTGGCGCGTGGCCTTCGCCCTACAGGCAGACGGCTGGTATCTGCGGCAGGATATAATCTGGCACAAGCCGAACCCCATGCCGGAAAGCGTCAAGGACCGCTGCACCAAGGCGCACGAATACATCTTCCTGCTGTCCAAGAGTCCGCGCTACTGGTGGGACGCGGAGGCGATGAAAGAGCCTGCGATCCACAAGGGCCGTGTCGTGAAAGCTAGCGGCGCCGGTAGTAAGAACGCCAACGCCGGTTTTGGGTCCGACACGAAGAAAGGGTTTACTAAGCACGACACACTGGTTGGAGAAACTCGCAACCGTCGCTCGGTCTGGACCGTCACCACCAAGCCCTACAAAGGCGCACACTTCGCCACTTTCCCACCCGACCTGATTGAGCCGTGCGTCCTCTCCGGGTGCCCGGTTGGCGGGATCGTGCTGGACCCGTTCGGCGGCAGCGGCACCACGGCGGGGGTGGCGCTGAAACATGGGCGGAACGCCGTGATCTGTGAACTGAATCCGAAGTACACCGCCTTTGCCCCTGCCCGTGTGAAAGCGATCTGCGATGCCCCTTGACCAACCCCTTCTTCACTGGAACGCCCACGCCCACGAATACCAGCACAAGGGCGCCGCCCACCTGTGGGGCAGCACGGCCCACGGCGGCGTCGCGGTCCTGTGGCTGAGTCCAGGGTACGGCAAGTCGATGATTACCCTCCACGCTTTCAAGGCGCTGCGCGACGCGGGCTTGGCGCGGAACATGCTGGTGATCGCCCCGCTGCGCGTGATTCAGACCGTCTGGGCGCAGGAGATTGAGAACTGGGCGTCCCTGCACGGTCTCAAGGCGGCGCGCCTCCACGGGCCGAAAAAGGACCAGTGGTTGAAGCGCCGCGACGTGGACATTTGGCTTATCAACTATGAGGGGATTCCGTGGTTGGCCGGGCTGGCCAAGGCGAGGAAACTCAAGTTCGGGTTCGACGTGGTGGTGGCCGACGAGGTGCGCCGGTTCAAGAATAGCCAGGGGTTCCGGTTCAAGGCCGCCCGCCCGTTTTTCAAGATGGCGCGGTACAAGTGGGGCCTGACCGGCACACCCGCCTCGAACGGTCTGGAGGATCTGTTCGGCCAGTTTCTGATTCTGGACGAAGGCAAGGCGCTGGGCACGCGCGTCACCCGGTTCCGCCACGAGTTCTTCGAGCAAGGGTACGACGGGTTTACGCTGGTCCCCCGGCCCGGTGCCAAGGAGCGGATCGAGGATCTGGTGAAACCGTATGTGTTCCGCGCCGACGGTCTGCTGGACCTGCCTGAGTTCATCCACGACGCGCGGAAGGTGACGCTCGCCCCGGCGGCGCGGAAAGCCTACGCGACGCTGAAAACCGCGATGATCGCGGACATCAAGGACACGCGGATCACCGCCGCCAATGCCGCTGTCCTGATGGGGAAGCTGAAACAGTTGGCGAACGGTCGGATATACGACGCCGACCACAATGTGATTCATGTCCACTCCGCCAAGGCCGAGGCGCTGCTGGAACTGGTCGAGGAGTTGGGCGACGAGCAACTGCTGATCGCTTACGAGTACCGGCACGACCTGGACCAGTTGCGTGAACTGCTGGGTGCCGATCTGCCTTACATCGGCAGCGGCGTCGGAGAGGCGGCGATGAACAAGGCGGTGGACGACTGGAACAAACGCAGGATTCCGTTCCTCGCCGCCCATCCCGCCAGCGCGGGTCACGGCCTCAACCTCCAGAAGGGCGGGGCGCACCATATTCTGTGGTGGGGGCCGACATTCGACCTCGATCATTACATCCAGTTCAACGACCGCCTGCGGCGCCAGGGCAATACCGCTGACGCCGTGGTGGTCCACACTTTCGTCACGGAGAACTCTGTTGACGAGCAGGCCATCAAGGCCCGTGAAGGCAAGGAAACCTTGCAGGATAGTCTGCTGGCGGCCTTGACAGCGCAGTTTGGCGCGGATATTAACATTGACACAAAAACCAAGGAGACGACTTCCATGAACACACCCCTCCAGTTTCGTTCGGACGCGCAGCAGCAGCCCCAGGGCGGCAACCCGTTCGGTGGCCAGCAGGCACCCCAGCAGCCCCAGGGCGGCAACCCGTTCGGTGGCCAGCAGGCACCCCAGCAGCCCCAGGGCGGCA